TTCGTTTAAAACTTGCTTATTTTTCATATTTAGATCCTCTTTATAACATAATTAGTTAAAATAAAAAAATGCCCTTATTGGGCATTTATCTAGATTTCTTTCTTGCTTTTTCCATTTGCTTTTTCTATTCGGCAAACTGCTTTTCAAGTCTCTTAAGAAACCACAGCCTAAGACCAACCGGCAAGTTGTATATCTCTATTAAAGACCACCCACCAAAGTGCTTGAGCAAAAAAAACTGCTCATACATTGCCTCTTGGTATTTATTTGTTAGGCCAAAAAAAGTCCGTTCCAAACGGAACATCAACCTCCTCTGTGTGATCACAGGCCGGGCATGTAAACTCGTTTTCAATTTTTACATCCGGAGAAATAGACTTGTAACATAGCCTGAGGTGTCTTGAATCAAGAGTCGGCATATTGGCAACATATCTTGATATAATCGAATGATCGGCATGCCCTTCGATTGATACAATCATTTGCTTGTATTGGTCTGATAGAGGTGTTTCAATAATCTTTCTCTTTCTTTTTTCTTGTATAAGATTAGCTAAATAGTTCTCGTCTTCGCCCCTAAGAAGCTTAAACTCAACTTTAAACTTTGTATGAGGCATAATTGTATTAAAAGTACCAGAGTCGTTTCTTGTTATTTTAAGCTCTTCTGTGAAGAGTGGTTCGTGGACCTTGACATTGTTAAGATCGAAACTGAATGTGTTCTTTGCCCCACATGCTGGGCAAGTTACCAAAGTTTCGTAATTGGCACCATAGCCTGATCTTCTTGCGGCTATAATAATTGCGTTTCTGTCTCCAACAAACAATTCACCGGGCTTGACAGATTTATTAACAATAATACTTTCCATGAATCTCTCAAGGGCAATACCCTTTTTAAGCAAGGCTCTTGATGCTAGAATATCTTCATCTTTAGCTGTCATGTATCTAATTTCAATTGTCTCTTGGTTGTGAAGAGGGTGGTCTTCTGGGTAACCGATGCCTTTAGATGGCAATTCAACAAACTCTGTGGGTGCTACAAAGTTCAGAGGATCAAATGCTGATTCCGTCGCGGTTGGAATAACATCGGCTGCTTTTGGTTGAGGCGCTCCAAGCCTATCACTATTTCTACTCAATTTTTACTCCTATTTATTAGTGCTGGATTTTGTTGTTTTGCCGCTCATTTTTAGCTCAGCCCAGTCATACATAAGGGTAAGCTGTATTTCGACAAGTTCATCAGAAGAATAATCCAATTCTCCAAAATTTACTGATTTTATAAAAATATTATAAAGTGTCCAAGTTTCGATTGCCTGTCCTTCTGAATCATGTTGTGTAATATTACAATTTGTTTTCGCCTTATTGATTCCCGGTGATTTTGCTGTTGGGGATGAATAACCAAAATCATTTATTGTTTTCATCAACGACTCTGCCTTAGCGCCGACATCTACAATTGTTATGGTGATGTCTTGCCAAACTAAAAGACCGGGGTATTTAAATTTATGGTTCCCCAACTGATATTCAGAGGAATTAACCTCATAGGTTGGCTTTGAAACTGTTTTGGCCCAATACCAAACTTCGGCTTTACCCCCTTTTTTACCTGATCCCATAGAAAAATGAAACCTGTATCTTCTAACCGGGTCTAAATCTGAACTATTCCAAAAAGGCGCTGCTGTTGACACTTGTTCCTCTCATATGGCTATTATGCTGTTGTCGCATGTAACTCAGAATCTGTTGTCTTGCCTTTGACGGTTGCCCAATCATATCTAATTGTCAGGTCTGCTTGCTTTAATTCGTCGCTACTGTAATCTAGTGTTCCAAACTTGGCAGATTTAAGAAAAAAGTTCTTTAAAGTCCATAATTCAACTTGTTCCCCTTCCGCGTCATAAACAGTGATTGTCATAGTATCGCCAAGGGCTTGTGACGCTTTGAGTTTAGAGATTGATGTTACCTGATCAGTTTTTGTTTTTACATTATATCCTGCCGCTTCGATGGTTTCGTTTAATTTATAGCATGTATTAACACTTATGGGATCAACTATTGTCATTGATATCTCATTCCATACAACACGGCCGGGGTAATAATACTTATTATCATAATAGTTATGCTCCACCTCTGTAACATCAAAAGAAGGCGTATCTATAGTCTTAGCCCAAAAATGTATACCGGAAAACTTCCCGCCATTGGTATTCCCAGCGATATCTACCTGAAACCTGTAATTTCTTTTTGGTTCCATTGATGTTTCGTTCCAAAATGTTGTTGATTGTTGTGTCATTCTCTATAAATCTCCTAAATGATTACTGTTATTAAATAGTTACCAAATTAAAATTCAGCATCTGATCTTGTGATAATGAAGTCGATTGCTATAAATTCAATAGCTCTTGCCGGTTTAATAAATACCTTAACGTACATAATATTTTTATCAACTAGCTCAACACCATTTTCATCTGTTGCTTCTGTGTCAAGCTCAACAAGATATTCAGTGATACCGAAATTAGATTTAACAGAATCTAAAATTCTTTGTACCCTAGAAGTAAAACTGTTGAATGTTGAAGCAACACTTTGCTCGAATAACACCGTATCTGCTACGTTTTTGATTCTATGGTGTAAAAATATCATCAATCTTCTTACGTTGACTCTACTGAGGGCTGACGTTGAAGCAACTGGCCCTCTAGACATTGTTTTTTGCCCAAAGATAACGATTTCGTTAACAGCAGGGAACCTTGCGATTGGGTTAATGTGCTCCAAATAAAGATCATCTCTGTTTTGTTTATTAAGATTTACCTTTGTATTGGTCACCGACAATCCAGAAGACGGACCACCCAAAACCGACAAACCACCGCGATTAAAACCAGCAGGAGCAAACCATGGCCCCGGAGAGTTAGAATCATTAAAGGCCAAAGCACCTATAGCAGCCACCGAAGCAGGAGCGGTAAACAAACTCGCTCCATCATTAATTTTTACTCTTGGAAAATAAACAGCAACCCTATTAGAATTCATGTTTTCTCCAAAATCATCAGATGTGTTCAGGATGTCACTAACTGTACCGCCGGTATTATCATACTGACCATTGTTTTCGTATTTTTCTTTATACTGGTCGTCGAAATCAACGATTGCCATACAATCACCACGATCTTCAACAACTTCTTTGATCTCTTGAAGAAGTCCTGAGTTTGTCAGGCCGGGATAAGAAATTATTGTCGCAGGTGTTTTTTCTTCATCTTTGACCATGTCAATTGCTTTTTTAATTGAGTAGTAAGCATAGTTTGTAGTCTCAGATTCGCCCTCGATAACATTTCGCATTGAAAAGGGATCAACTTGTGTTATATCAATTCCATCAAAACCGCCAAACAATGGCAAAGCAAAAGCCTTTGGTCCTCTCTGGGTCATTTTTCTAGAACCAGAAAGAGCCGTATAGGCAGTCTCAGACACTTGAGATCCAGACTCGTAATACCATCTCGCAGTATTTCCAGAATCAGCAAAGCTTGGATCAGAGATTACCTCATCCATAGAGAACACAAATGAGTATTCTAAATTTGTTCCCGCGTCATCGTTTACACCCCAAACTTGATATTTAACTAAATCTAAATAATCTTTTCTGAATTTAACGCCCTTATTACCAGTGGGAGAATCCCCGGCATATGTGTGCTTAACACCTAGTGTATCGGATTTTTGATAATTTGAACCGCCTGAGCCTCTTGTGTTTTGGGTTGTTAGGTTAAGTGAGGGAAAGCGGAAAGATGCTGATAAATTGGTGGCACGATGGTAAAGAAAATTATTAACATCGGCCAGATTCATTGGGATGCTTGTATTTGCGGCCTTAACGTATATATTAGTTACATTATCTGTATCGGTACCACCAGTAAAGGTCGCTGTTCCTTGTCCATTCCCAACAAGATCGCTTGTTGGATTAACAAAAATATTATTATTATCCACCAGAGTTCCACCTAATGTAAGTGAATTGGAATCTGGGCCTGTTTCTTTAGCTGTTAAAGTGATTTTTCTAGGATTACCGCCACCATCGTTTTCTACTCCGCTAACTGTTATCCCCCTTAAGTTACCACCAGCCTGCGCGAGAGCTAATACTGCTTGAAGCTCTGTTGCGAAATTATTTGCTGAGGCACAGTCGTCTGTATCGATATTTGTGGCACTTGTATCCGCAGTAGTGGCAGTAGCCGTGTAAGTCGTTCCATCGGGTAACCCAATAGTAAGGGTCCTGTCTGTTAAGCCAGTAACGCTGTCTACTATAAGGACGGCAGTGGCTTTAACACCGGTTGCGGATGTATCTCCAAACGCATTCGCTCCAGAAGAACTGTCGACTATTGTGAATCCTTTTGGTCTGGCCGGGCCATAAAATCCCCATGGTATTTTGAACTGATCTGATATACTACCACCAATCAATTCTGTGCTCTCTTCTATTCGTATATATTTAGACCTATTGGGGAATTCGCCAATTTCATTAAATAGTAGATTATCAGCGTCCCATTCTAGTTTGGTATTACCGATTCTTCTAGCAACATAATTTTCACTAGATCTATCAAGATTAAGGTTACTATACCTTTCAACAACTGAATCACTGCCTCTGACAACTTCAATACCAAATGTTGACCTACCCATAGAATCGGACCCAACATTTAAATCAAAAATCCTAACATGGTAATTGTGCATCCAAGTTCCTTCATGAAGAGAGTGAATCTTAAAGAGTTTTTGTCGGTTGTTATAATCAAAATTCGCATGATCACCAATGTGCCTGTTGAAAATCCAACCAGTGGTTGGCGCCTTAGCAGCCCGCAAGTGATTTATAGCGTTATTAGCAGCATTACCACTGTTTAATTCTAGAGGAGCCACAAAAGCAACACCGTGAGTTGGGTTTATACTAGTAACATGGCTTTTCACACTAGCTTCAAAAGATTCTCCTAAAAAATAATTTTCTTGTAGGGCCGCCCCATAATTAATAGAATTTATTTTTGCTGGGTTTGTACTTAGCATATTTCTTATGCCTTTACCGGTGGTGGCACCCAAATCAATTGTATGTGTTTCTTTAGTCGTCTGGTCTGACC